TAGTTGTTGACCAGAAACCGCTGAAATTATCGTAAGCTCCATTTGAAGTCCAAGAAAATTGAGTTACATTACCAATATTAGGAAAAGTATAATGTGATTTTACCCCATAACCTCCATTAGCACCACCTAACGAAACATTTGTATAACCACCCCAGTTTGTTGCTGGCATTTGTGGACTACCTATCGCAGCAGTAGTTATATAACTAAAAGGCACACCTGTCCAACTTCCTCCAAAGATACCGCCTTGATTAGTGGGTCCCCAATGACCTCCTATCCAAACTGTAAAAGTTCCTCCTGGATAAAGACCACCATGAGCCCTCGTATGTAATCCACCATAAACAGTATAGTTAGTGTAGGTAGGAGCATTAGTGCCTCTAAAATGATTAAATTGTATAGCTCCCGAAGAAGGTATTTGTCCTGCGTTACCTACATGGTCTACTCCTGTACGTTTTGAATAAATTGCTGATTGACTGGTATTAGTTACATTGTATTGACCGAAACTAATGTTACTGTTTTTCCAACCGTTAGATTCATAATACGTAGTGTAAGCAGCGACAAATTTACTCCCTGGAGTGTATACAGAACTAGTTGCACCTGATACTTGAGGCGAAGTGGTAGAGGTTGTTGAATTACCTAATAAACTACCAATGTAATATTCGTTTATAGATGCAGGACTGCTACCACCATATTCAGTTTGTATCTGACCTAAAGATATTGAACCTGAACTTGATAAAGCCATTACTTATCCTCTAGTTCTTTTACTCTAGCTTCTAATTCTTTTATAGCTTCTACTAACAGACCTACTGTATTGCCATAACGAATAGCTAAGTGTTTATCTTCATCATTGTCTATATCAGAAGATTCATAAACAGCCTCTGGTAATACTTTTTCTAAATCTTGTGCTATCAATCCCGTACTAACTTTGCCGTCTTTTTTATAATTAAAGGTAATTCCTTTTAATTGTTTTACTTTATCAAGAGCATCAGGAATGACTTCAATATTTTCTTTTAATTTTATATCTGACGTGTTTCCAAAAGCTGTGATATTACCTTTACAAATTAGATGACCAGCATCGGACATATCAACTCTAATTGCTGTAATACTTGTACCATCATCATTTCCATTTATAAAAAAATCTTCATTAGTAGGCACTACGGTATGAACAATACCAGCACTATCTAATGCTATCGTACCTTTATGAACTCCACCATCAAAAATATATATATGCTGACCATCAACATCAAGTCTAAGGTCTCCTGTAGTTTCTATCTTTCCATCTGTACCATCACTAAATATAGCTAAATCTGTACCAGCACCAAATATAGCTTTATTATTATCAGGAAATATAAGTTTACCATCTGCTCCTATAGACAGTATCTTTTCATAACTAGACAAATTAGTTCCTGCGTGCATTTGAAAATCATTTGCATTGCTTACGCCATAAGTAAAATCAATTGTGTCATCTGTAGGATTCGCTATCGCAGCAAATACATTGTTTCCATATCTCCATAAAAGACTGCCACCATGAGTACCAGAGTCTTCTGCCATTAGTTGGAGAGCAGGTTCAGTTGCTTCTATGCTCAAAGAAGATGAGTCATAAATATAAGTGTGCGATATACCAGCTTGGGCAGCATCTCTTATATGAAATTTAGATAAAGGACTTGAAACACCAATACCAACATCTCCTGAACCATCTACGACCACAGCTTTACTTGCAGGTAATGTACAAAATACGTTTTTAGTTCCTGCAGAAAAATCTACTGCAGAGTCAGAGTTAGTGCTACTTATGATTGTAGTTCTAGATAATGTGTCGGGAGAAGCATCAGTAACTGTGCCTAGCCCAACTTCAAACTCGTTTGCACTTGAATGAACAATAGCGTAGTAAGTAGTATTAGAATTACCTATTCCTTGTACAAAAGTTTCAAAGCCAGTTTCAGCTCCAGCTAAATTTATGGTGCCTGTACCAGTAGTGGTAGTGGTTTCTTTTACCCTATCGTTTAGGACAAGAGCCATGCTCTCCCCCTACGCTATTCTTATAATAGCTGTACTTGCTGCTGCTGCAGGAAAAACTATAGTAAAATCTCCAGCGGTTGAAGTTTTGTCACCACCGAAGTCAATAGCTGCAACTGATTTATTAGAATCACTGCTGTTATAAATTAAACAACCTCTTGCAGTGATAGTTGCTGTACCAAAAGTTAAATCAGCAAAGTCAGTGATAGCTGTAGTACCATCTATTGAAGGGTCTACTCTTGTTAAAGTTCCGCCCCCAGTACTGTATCCTGTTCCAGAAGCTTGACCTGTGGTTACAAAAGCAGTTGTGGTTGCGCCTAAAGTAGCAGAACTAGTGTATAAAGCTAATTTAAAAGTATCACCGCCAGAGTTTTTAAAATTATGAACTCCTTCAAGTAATTCTTTTTTAAAGCTACTAGTTAATGTTGATGTAATTGCCATTATTTTAACTCCGTTAATATTTTAGCTAATTCCTTATGTCCTTGCTGCTCCAGTAAATTACGCATGGTGCATCTTTCACTGTTGATCGCAGCATTTATATGATAAAGTATTGTGTTGTAAATAGCTACCTTAAAAGCCTCCGCTTGTTGCCTAACTTCTGGCGTAGCATTATCAGATATACTACATATTTTATCAGTGCACTGTTTAGCCCACCACTCAGCGGAATGCCCTCTGTTATTTTCCGTAGCCACTTCAATATTACCTAAATTTGATTTTACGTCTACTGTAAACATTAGTACCTCTTAGCTTCTGGAACTTCTAGTATAGTTCCTGTTTCTTTTACTTTTTGTAGTTGTAGTTCTTTCTGTAGAGCTTCATACTCACTTACTTTCATGGTTTTAAATCCTTGACCTTGTGAGTGACCAACTACTATAGGATCATCAAGTCTGTGATAGCCATATAGTTTTTCACGTATAGGTTTGTCTGTATCTAACAGACTTGATCTTGGTGCTATTTTTACATCTATGCCAGAACTTATACATTTTGAAAGCCAAAACTCAACACATGCCTTACCTTCTTCTGCGAAATGTAAATTACGTTTATAGGTAAAATCAATGCCAAACAAATTAATTGATGCTACTTTTTGATATATAGCAAAAGCTATAGCGTAAGGAATAGTATTATTGAAATATGCACAATCTGTAGCTTCTACTACTTCAGTCAAAGGATAAAGGACTGCTCCAGGAACTCTGTCGTCTAATTCACAGGTGTAAATTGGTCCAGGATGGGTAGGTAGCACTTTTCTCATTATGCCTGTCTGCGTCCCTGCATCGTCCGTATCGAGGAATCTTGATGCTGGATCAAGCATAAATACCCTATCGACTTCTTTTATGATGCCTGCCATGGCATTTATAGCCCATACTTCATCGTATTTATTGCTATGTATAAGTGATAAATGAAAATCTAATTGACTTTCCCCCATGGCGACTATCGCTATTTCTTTCCCCTCTAACCCTGTAAATTGCATACTATACTCTTTGTCTTTCTACCTTCCCTGATCTAAATTCATCTGTTACTGCTTCGGCTTCCCCTAAGTTTTTCAACAGCCCTATGGCTTCACTAAACTTAGATTGAAAAACTGCTATATCACTATCATTTTTCAAATACACTGCAGCTTCCACTAAACTACCATATAATAACGCATTAGGAGCATTATCCGAAAGCCATGTTGTGCCGTTTTCTAAACCTGCAGTTAATGAAGCTGGTCTGTAAAAATAATGTAGTTCAAATGTATAGTTTGAATCAGGTGTGGGTGCCAACATAAATGTGCTGTCCCCAAAGTCGGCATAATATTTTGGTAGTCCTGTTGTAGAAGGAGATGGGGTAAAATCTCTTAAAAAAGAAACATCTTTTAATTTTAAAAAATTATAATTATTACTACTATCTAATACTGCTATGCTAAATGAAAATAAAAAATCACTTGGTTTAGCTAAGTATGTATTACTTGCAGTAGCTGTACCAGTTACATTTTTCCTAAAAACATCTAACTGAACTGATTTCAATATTCTTTCTTCTGCAGATTTTATAAAATTAGGTATGTTACTTACAAGACTAGTTTCTGAAGATTCAGCGTAATCTTGTATAGCTGTCTTTAATGTTCCGTAAGTAAAACTCATAGCGAAAAGTATATCATGAAAGCTCTGATCAAGGTGTGTTAGCCTGTCCTCCCATACCAGAGTGGTTAGAACAATAATAGTAGAGCGTTGGTGCTCCTACAGCTACAGTTATTTGTGTGTAAGCACCTGCGTTTCCAGGTGTTCCGTTAGTAGTGACTCCTGTTGTATATTCTGTGCCACCGCCATGAGTACCATTAGATGTAGTTGAAAATCTTAATGGGTGATTAGCATTACTTGAATGTGATTGGTCAAATCTATATGTGTTTCCTTCAGATAGATTTAGAGTTGGGTAAACAACTCCATCAATATAGAACCTATTGCCACCTGCATAAGAAGCTACTGTAACTGCATAATTAGTGAAGGTTGAAGTTATACTTAGAGTACCTAGTGCAGATGTAGATGTTAAACCACTTACAGAAATATTCTGCCCCAGATTACCAGAGATTATCACGCCCCCTAACGAACTGGTGGCTGATAAAGAAGTTAAGGTTTGAGTATGACTAATGTCGACTTCTCCCGCTTCTACTGTGCCGACAGAAGTATTTACTTGAAAACCACTTATCACTTTCCCTATAGGGTCGGATGTAGTGACTATCTTGCCTAGTCCTACTTCTTTATCGTTGTCTGGTCTTGGGTCTCTGAGTGCTTCAGGCTCTAAGAAGTTCAGTAATGGCTCAAGCTGTGGGTGTTTAGGTTCAAAACAAGTGGGACAAGTTTTTAAACCATTCCACTCTTTTTTAAGTTGTGTATATTCATACTCAAAGCCACATCTATCACACATGGCTTTTGCGTACTTGCCACTTGCATACGCCATTATTTTATTCCAGTAATTGAAGCATACCCATAAGTCATTATGCTTATACTTAGGGCTAATTCTTCATCGTTCATATTAAGCTCTCCTCTTTCTCTTTCTACTGCCCTTTTTTGCAGCAGCCATCTGTGCTTTAGTTGGTGCACCTTTAGCACCTTTTTTACGCATTTTTTCTCCACTTCCAGCTTTTATACGTTTGCGTTTAGCATGTATATTAGCCCATAAACCTTTCTTAGCCATTTAATAATTACTCCTACTAGGTGTCAACATCACAGAAGCTCTGTTTCTGTCTTCCTCTGATGCTAGTTTAAAATCTTGCTCATACTGAGCTTTTAGTATGGTAGCTTTTTCTGGGTTTTTCTTTAAAGCTATGTAATAAGCTAACCCACTAGCCATACAAGGTATAAATCTTGAAGGCACTTCTGGATCTTGTGCAGAAGCTGAAGCATCATCTATTCTTTGTATTCTGTAAGAAACAAATTTATATGTTGCTGAATTATCAGGTGTTGGCCAAACTTTTAATACTGGAGTTATTTGTCTATCAATAAAAAATTGTGTTGGTCTACCTGTTGAAGCTTTATTCGGTATATTTAAATACTCTGATCTACCTATATTAGTGATTTGTAAATCAGTTTGTGTACCGTTAGAGTCTACTTGGCGTATGACAGCAGAAACTATATCTAAATCATAAGAATTTAAATTGTAGCTTGAAGTTCCCGATACTAAATCTAAACTGACTTGTTCAATAGTCCAAAGGTTTACACCTCTGTTTGACCAATCAGCAAACATAATATTGAGAGATCTTCTAGCAGTTTCTGCGTCATAACCTGTCTTAACTTCTAGTCCTGCTAACTCATACGCTTCTTCTATAGCATCTGCTATACTAAGCGAAAAAGTTTTAGTTCCAGATGTTGCCATACTTAGCTATATGATTTTATACAATGTAGTACAATCATATATGAATCACCACTACTGGCTCCAGTTGTAGTCAAGTTTATGTCACCTGACTTACCACTACCAGAAGTATTTTGTAATCCACCAAACTCGCTAAAATCTAACATGCCATCTGCTGGTCTTAACTCTATGCATAAAGTGTCAGAAGATGCATCCCACAATAATCCCACCTTAGTGAAACCTTGTATACTGTAGAATATTTTAGCTAATTTTACACCAGTACATGCAGCTCCATCACTCTTTCTAGCTGTTAGACCACTTACATCTACTTTAGTTACAGCACTTTCACCAGTGCTATCACTCACGTTTGTAAGCTGAACTATAAAGTCTTTGTCACCATCTAAAATGGTTGTTGAAGTTACTGCGTCTGCCATAATTTACTCCTATTAAGAAGTTGGTGAATCTGATGAAATACCAAAAAACTTAAGAGCTATTACACCGCCAGCACCAGCTGTTCCTGAAATAACAAGTTCTACTTCATCAGCTGTTTCAGTAGCTGCAGTTGTAGCACCACCAGACATACCTAAAACTCCGTTACAAGGAAAGAATCCTTTGAAACCAGCTGAGTTTATAGCTACGGAGATACCATCTACAAAACCATCAGTATCTGCGTCAGTACCAATGTCTACTAAGTTTACGTTGTTAGCAGCAGCACTAGTTACAGTAATTGCTACACCCATAGGTATAAAGTTTGAAGGTATACCTATTGAACTTTCTTTGTGAGAAGTTCCAGTAGCAGCAACAGTAATAGATGTGCTGTATGTTGACATAGTCATCTCATTAGTGAGACTACCAGTTGTACTATCTTTTATTATAGTTTTAAATCCATTTTCTGAACGAACTGGACCATTGAATGTTGAGTTTGCCATAATTTCCCTCCTGCGGAAAAGTATTCTATAGTCTTGGCTTGTCTGCTAGGTCAGTCTATAGAATTAGTTAAATAACCTAGATCAGTAAATTCTATACTGTTTTTGGATCAAAAGAAAGGGAAGCCGAAGCTTCCCTAACTTTTATCATGGAGATATGATATTAAGATTATGCTCCTGGGGAACCGTACATTCCACGCCAGTCACTAAATCCGAAAGAATATCTTTCTCTAGCTTTGTAACGAACATTACCAGTTTCAAAATCACCTTCCATACCAGTAGTCATTGCAGCTCTTTCGAAGTGCTTCATACCGTTAGGAGAGTCAGTTTTGATGAAGAACGCATCAGCATCTGTTAAGTAATGGTTCACTACGTAACCTTCAGGTAACATACCCATGTTTCTCAATGAGTTGATGTCATTGTCAGAAGTACCCACTCTTCCTGGAGTGTTTAATATTCTGTCAGCAACAAACTGTAACTGAGGAGGTATGATTAACTTTCTAGCTTGTACGTTGACTTTAATACCTCTTTCGTCTTTGAAAGCAGCAATATCAATCATCGCATTTTCTAGTGAAGTTTCGTTCAAGTCAGCAGCAGTGCTTGGTTCGTTAGACTGATCTCCTGCACTTAGTGTAGGGTGGTCAGTAGTTAATAATGGTTTTCCGTCGCCTCCTGGGAAGGAAGTTGAGAAAGCATTATTAAGAACATTCGCAGCTTTAACTTGTTTTGTAGTTGCCATCGAACGTGCTAAGGCTCTTGTATATCTTGAAGAAAGAGTGTCGTAGAGGTTATCTTCGATCGCTTCTTCTGTCAACGCAAAAGCTAACGCAACAGTTTCGTGAGAGTAACGAGACGTGAAAGTTTCTTGTGCTGAATCATATGTTACTGCCGCACCTTCTCCTTTTGTAGGAGCTTGTCCGAAACCTGATAACATTACTTCCTCTTCGAAAGCTCTTTCCGAAGTTTCAGTATCGAAAATTTCAGCATGTTCATTTTCGTATCTACCATACTCTAAACCAAAAAGTGCATTAAGTCCTGGTTCGAGTTCTTTAACTAATTGAGCTCTATTAATTGCCATCTATATCACCTTTTAGTCATTACCGAACGTAGAAGCTGGGAACGTAAAATACCCTCTAGCAAATTCACCAATTGAGTTGTCAGGTCTTTCGACGAAACCAACTTGTTTAGCGATTCCACTAGCAGTAGTAGTAGTTACACCTTCTTTCGAACGGTTCATGTTAGAATCACCTGCAGTTGTAGAGATTGTATGCACTTTACCAATATCAGCTTGAGTTGGAGTACCAGTGTACTGTGCCTCATATGCGATATTAGGGTCAGCATATACAAATGCTTTAGCGTCTGCAGAACCTTGTGTAGTAGTGCCTGATGGCCATTTTCTTGAGAAAACGATTTCACCATCACTAGCTACGTATTCCACACCATAAAATACACCTAGAGGAGCATCAGTAGCCCCACCTTGAAGTACGTATCCAGAAGTAAGTTTAACAACGTCACCAGCGAAAATGTCGCCAGTTGCACCACTTTGGATAGCAAACTCAGATGGTCTGATAGTTCCACCAGTCATATGGTATGCTGGGGTAAATCCGTTAGGATCGTTTACATTTGCCATTTTTTACCTTTAATATGTAAAAATTAAAATTACAGTACTAAAAACTATTCGTCTTTTGTACCACTTCCAAAGGTAACTCTGGTTTGTCTATTGGGTTTTTCAATAGGCATTACAGGGTTACTTTCTCGCATTAGATTATGGTCAACAGCATTCATTTGATCAGCAGACATATTTTCATAATACTGCCTTCTTTGCTCTACTGTTTCCACAGGTATCTTAGCGAGTATAAGCCCACCAACACCGATAACACCAGCATGTTTACCATCTTCTACAGTTGGAGCTTCAAACTCAGGGTGTTCTTCTGCTCTCACAGGTTCAAACCCTTCACGAATACGTTTTGACATATTCGCTTTGTCATCTTGCCCTACCATAGATTCACGTATCCATCTGTATACATATCCAGTAGGTGGCTCAGGTGCGTCTAATAAAGACGGAGGTCGCCATGGTTTCGCACGAGTTGTTTTTTCTCGTGACTCTGCAGCTCTTGGAGTTCTAGCTGATTTGGTTTTATCTTCCATTTTTACTCCTACGTTTTCACGTGTTTAGCGTATTCTTCGGGTGACACACCAAGTCTCTTCGCTATTGAGAGTTGGCTCGGTGTCAAACGAACGGTGCGTGCTTTTTTGGTTGACCTTGCCCCCTTGGAAGACACGGCTACTACATCCTGCACGTTCTTTTGTGGTGCATTACCATCAAATTTATGAGGAAATGCATCTACAATTCTTTTATCTAACTCTGAATAATAATCATCAGAGGTAGGGTCATAACCTTCATCTCTTATGAGTTGATTATGAAAGGCAAAGGCAGTA